AAATCATGCAATATGCTGATGAAAAATATGCAGTAATGGTTGTTAAACATGACTACACTCCTCCTGAAGGAGAAAAAATGGATGGACAAAAACAGTTACCGTATCCAAGAAAAAACTGGAGTTCAGTGATATTATGGAACTGCGGACACCCATCAAATAAAAAAGTTACACCTAACCTAGTTAATAAAGAGACAGGACAATACCTACATAGATTCAATTGGCTTAAAAACAACGAGATTGGTGAACTAACTCATCATTGGAATTGGTTAGTTAATCATTATCACGAACCAAAAGACGGAATGCCGCTTGCTATACACTACACTGAAGGCGGGCCTTGGTTTGACAATTACAAGCATTGCGAGTACGGGTATCATTGGGAAATGATACGTAACGAGATGGTGGTAGCAAACACACCACCTCCTCCCCCTGGACCGTTTGATAATATTCCTTTGGATATTGAAAAACTTTTTAAAAATATGTTAAGATATAGAGTCGATCCTTCTGGAGAAGTTTATGGACAGACCTTTGAAAAAATAATTAAGGAAGTAAAAATGTTAGACAATAGTGTTGCTGTTGCTGTTGATGGATCTAGAGATCCTAACGACGGTAAAGGAGCCAGCTGGGATCCTTATATGGAATCGTTTATTTTAGGGTGTGGTGGTCAAATTACAAACTATGATAAAATTGAAAATTCAAAAACTCCAGTAGTATTCAGGGGTATTACTAAACATAAACATATGAAAATTTGTTTAGAAAAAGGTAGAGATTTTTACTATATTGATACTGGCTATTTTGGTAATGATAGAAAAAAATTATATCATAGGATTACAAAAAATGCCATGCAAAATTTAGGCCCTGTCATTGAAAGGCCACATGATAGATTGTCACTAACAGGATGGCGCCCTACGAAATTTAGAGGCGGGCGAGATATTTTACTCTGCCCACCAAGTGCTAAAGCAATGAGCGCATTTGATTTAGATTTAGACGTTTGGTTAGAAGAAACTATATCAACAATAAAACAACATACTGATAGACCAATTGTAATTAGAAAAAAAGTAGGTCGAAGAGAACGTACTACTGTGGATACCATAGAAATGGCATTGTCACAAAATGTGCATTGCTTAGTTACATTTAATAGTATAGCGGCAACCGAAGCAATAACATTTGGTAAACCGGCATTTACATTGGGACCAAACGCCGCCCATGCTGTTAGTTGTAATGATTTATCTAAAATAGAAACACCATATATTCCAACTTTAGACGAAGTAACTGCGTGGGCCGCACATTTAGCATATTGTCAATTCACTGAAGTAGACATGCGGAATGGAACCGCTTGGCAAATATTAAACGAATCTAAGGACAATGATGATTGACGTAGTTGTTTATCTAAGTTCTTTGCATAAACAAAATCCAGGAAGAAAAGTAGATACCCTTACAGCATTTGCAGATGGTGCAAAATCTCAAGGTGCTAGAGTACATATTGAAACACAATATGTTCTTCATCCTGCAAAACTGGCAGTAATTCTTGGGTGGCCGAGTCCCATACAGACTACTGAAAATATCAAATTACGTGCTAAGATTGTAGAGCAACAACGATTACAACATAATCATATAATGTCTATTGACGCTAATTGTTTTAAATTTAAAGATGTTGATAGTAAGTATTTGAGATACAGTATTAATGGCGTTGATTATGATTCAAGTGAATATGCTAATAAAAACTCCAACTCTTCTCGTTGGGATATATTATCTAATGATATTAATCTTTCTATGAAAGATTGGAAACTGGGTGGCGAGTATATTTTATTGTTAGTTCAACGAGATGGCGGGTGGAGTATGAAAGGATTGAGCCCAATTGAATGGACTAGACAAAAAATACAAGCTGTAAGGAAAGTTTCTAATTTACCTATAGTACTCAGACCGCATCCTGGAAAAGTAGCAGACCTAACACCGTTGCTTGGTCCCGGAGTCACAATTAGTGATAGTATTAACACTACTATAGAACAAGATTTAACACGAGCAAAAGCGGCATGTGTTTTTAATAGTAGTAGCGGAGTTGCGTCAATATTATCTGGAGTTCCGTTATGGGTTGATGACAGCGGTAGCGTATGTTGGGACGTTGCTAATCATAATATTGAAAATATTAATAATCCAACATTGTTTGATCGTACACATTGGATTAACGATCTAGCAGCCTGTCATTGGACTGATGAAGAAAGCAGTCAAGGCCTTGTTTACAAGAAATTCTTACCCTATCTAACTTAATTATTTTTGTTTTATTAATTCTGGAGAGTATTGCGGTAACGCATTAGGATCATGAATATCTTTAGCGTTTTCTAATTGTGCAGTCCTTTTTCTAAGCTCACTAGATGAATAGATATGTCCACGTTTGTGATAGTGTAATTCAACACCAACGTCCATACAATATTGTTTACCAGTAAAATCTCTATTGAGATATTCTTCACTTAAAAATCTAATGTGAATTGTCTGAGTCTGTAACAATTGTAATAGATCAAATTCTGTTTCGTAAATTAAAATTTCATCAACATACTTGCAGGCCTGTAGCTGTACATATCTTTCATAGGCACTTTGCACAGGTTTATTTTTTGACCCGGGACGATCAATAGTTGGATCAATTTGTAGAGCTACAATTAGATAGTCGCATAATTCTTTCTCCATTTTTAACATTGTTACGTGACCAGCGTGTAACAAATCAAAACTACTGCAATTAAATCCTATTTTCATTTTGCAAGTCCTCCTAAAGGAATTGAATACCAGTTGTTGATTGGATGGTCCGTGTCTCTAAACCACCAATACAAATCTGGACCAGTCCAGTTGGCAAACTGTTCTTGATACCATTCGATACTACGGGGATATGTTACCCAATTAGGATCATACATTCTTTTTTTAGACTTTACAGGTTTGTCTGGTTTGTGTAGACCTATGAATACAAACTTAGTAGCATAGTTCATTAATTTATCTTTCAACCAGGGCATATCAACATCAGGAATACTGCCTAGTACCTGAGTACAACTAACAGCATCAAATGTTTGTCCAATGGGTTCTATTTCAAATTCTTTCACACAAGGATCAAACTTATAAACACTTTCCGCATTTATCCTAGTTTGAAATGTCATTGGTTCTGTTACTTGATTGTGTGGCATTCCATAAGAAACTACGTTTGTATATTGTCTACCTTTTCCACATCCATAGTCTAGTACAGTTTTAGCATTGTACTTGTCCATAAGAACACGAATTTGATTGTGATAATTTTTACAATCGTCACCACCCCAACTGCTGTTATTCAATTGAAATTGTTTTCCTAGTTCTACACTCTGTAAATAATATGCACTCGGCATTAAAAACTCCTAATTATATCTGCATTATTCTTTACCCAATCTTGAGCTACTGGAGATTTTAGGTACTGACTGGACCAGTCCCAGTATATTTGCCAATTGTCACACTCTGAGTATTCTTTTCTAAGAATGTATATTTGAGTGCTAACTTTTTTGGCTATTGCTGATTCAGTTAAAATTAAATTATATGTTTTATTCCCACTTTTATCTTTAACACTATGATTTAGTAAATCTATAATTTCATCGGTATCGGCAACTTTATCTTTTCTGGCCACTACCACAAAGTCTGTAACTTTGTGACCGTGAATAGTTCTAGCATCTTCTCGTTTATGTATTTCGGCATAGTCGTTCATAAAATCAATACCCATAAACACAATGTCGGATTCACCTGCAACTACATTATCGATTTCTTTGCAAATAATGTCTATAGAGGTACGAGTAAAATAAGCATCAGATCTAACTTTAATAAAAACTTCTTCTTTGACATGATTCTTTGCTTTTAAAAAATCATAGACTTGTACCTTACCACTTTGATCAAATGGACAGTTAGGATCGGCTGTATCACGATAAAAATCGTATACTGTTATTCCGTATCTTTTATTTAGAGTATCGTATAATTTTTTATGATTTGGTTTAGAAGTATTATAAAATCTTTTAAGACCTATTTGAATTATTCCAATTGCCATGACCACCATTCTCCTAACGTGATTTCTTTTTTGTTCCAATCTTGTTGTGCTCGCCACCAATTTACAGCATCTTGCATGGGGTGAGGGAATATAAAATTCTTCTTACCCATTTTTGCTTTATCATCTACAATATAACTTTGAATGTAATCTTTACAAACTTCGTCGTCGGTGGGGTATTCGGTATAAGTTTTTCTTACCAACCAAATTTGACAAAGAATCCTAAACGGATTTGAATACTGAATTCGTGGCATTGCAGACCCTTCATCAATGGGAACTATATATCTAAACATTTTATTCCCGCTTCTTCTTTTATTAGGCACTACCTTGTTTACATTTTCTATGCATAGATCAAAAGGAACTAATTTATCTCTACTTGCTAAGATCATAAAGTCTTGTATAGTCTTATCTAAATCAATGCTCACGGGTGATTTATTATAAACCAACCCGGCATTTTGATTAATCCAGTCGCTGCCAAAGTAAAAGATATCTCCCTTGCCTGCAACTAATTCTTTAATCTCATTACAAATTATTTCTATTGAAGATTCAGTGAACCATAAATCTGTACGAACACGCATAACATAAGGTTCGTTGGTTCTTTGTACGCCTCTTAAAAAATCCCAAAGTTGTACAGCACCTCCTTGACCTCTTCTATAGGCATTATCATGATCTATTTGTTCAGGAGGATCGTAGGGACATATGCCTCTTTCGGGATCATCTCTTGTAAAAAAATACACGTTGACGGGTACTATTTTTTCAATCTCGTCAAATAATTTTTTATGATTTTCATAGGCAATTTTAGTATTATGTCTTACATCACCAGTATAAAAAATAGCTAACATTACAAATAATCTCCTAGAGTTTCATGATCACGTTTGATATTCACAGCAATAGCTCTTGGAAAAGGATTAGCTTCATTGTAATCATTTATTAGTATTCTTTTGGTATTCGGTAATCCAGATATTAATTGAAAATTTTCAAATCCAAGACCTGTTAACATTTGACGAGTTCTTTCTTCTATGTGTTTAGGTCTTGCCGTAGTAAAAATAACAACACTACCATTCTCTATCATCTCTTTAATACGTTGAACGTTTTTTGTAAGCGGCTCGGGGTCTTCAAAATATGCATGTCTAGGCTGAGCTTTTACTATAGTTCCATCTATATCACAAAATATAACTGCTTTGTCGTTGTACGCAAACCACTCTTCAGCAGTACCAACATCAACATAAGAACTGACAATACTTTCTTTAAATATGTGCTTGTTATTTAGGCATTCTTCAATAATGTGACTAACAAATATTTCTTTAACATGGGCATCGGTTAATTTTTCAAAAGCATTAACGAATAAGTCTGCACTTTCGAATTTATAACCACCTACACAAAATTTATCAGATACGACCTGCTTTTCGATTATAGAATTAATAATACCCTGATCGTTGGTAATTACAAAACTTTTTGATCCTAAACGTTTTAAAATTTCATGATCTTTTATATTCGATACACAAACATAATTTCCTTCTTGATAATCATGTTCAAAAAAACTATCGCAATCTTTAATTAAAATTTCTTCAGTGGGATCTAGATTAATTTTTTTAAGGATTTGATAAACAGTATCTGCAGGGCCAGCAGTTTTGTTATCTAATATCACTACTGATATTTGATTACCGTACTCTTGTTCGGCATATTTTCCCACATGATATTTGTCTTCATGCTCTTTTAAAACACCTATAGTGATATGGTGTTTACCTATAAAAGGAGCAATTGATTTTTCAAACATCATCTTACCTGTAAAATCAGTCAGTGTATATTTAGGTCGCATATTGGGGAATCTAGTTGATAACCCCGCCGCAGGCATTATTATTTCCATAATTTATTAATCCAATCTAAAAGGAATTGTCTTTCAAATGTTTCGGGTTTTGAATATCGATAAACACGTAACAGCATCATTATTAATAGATAGTCGTTGTCAGCTTCTGGAAATCGTTTTAATAATTCCTGCTGAATATGTTTAATTTTAACATCTAACATGGTATTATCTTTACGAGTAAACCACCCGCATTCTAAGTCTTGTCGTAATTTTGCAATGTCAAATATATGCGAATCGTATTCAGTTGTTTGACAGTCTATTAATAAAAATCCTCGGTCTTCAGAGTATAAGATATTTTCTAATGTAAGGTCTCCGTGATATTCTGTACAGGGAAGCATCTTAGGTAGTTTGTCTAACAGTTCTTCTTTGATAAACGGCATTTTTGAAAAATCCATAACATTTAATTTATCTATATAAACCTGTGTGTAATCTTTAATCGTTGACCGCTCAGACAATGATTCTAAAAAATTAACTAGGAATTGTAAAAGTTTTTCGTAATGATGTGTTTTTAAATATGTCTTAATATCTAAACTGTGTATGTACTCCATGTCAAAATTATTCTTAGAATATCCATAAATTTTAGGCAATGGATATTTTTCTGAAAGGGCATACATACGCTCAACATTGCGTTGAACATCTCCAGTTTTTCTTACAAACATCATATCATGTTTTTTCATCAACAATATTTGAGTACCAGAAAACCCATACAATTCTTTAACAATACGAGCAGCCATATTACTTAAATGCCACTACTCTGCTGTCAATAGGACTCTTGCCATGCAGATTATTTTGTATTTCTATTCTGCTGAATCCAGCTTCTAGAAATATTTTACTCATACTGTCTGCACTATAGCCCCATTTGTGCAACATGGTTGAATCGGGGTACCTTGCACTATCTCCGTAAATACCGGCAATGGTTCTTTTTAATAAACGTTTGTCGTGAGTCCAAAAACAATCTGGGTTTTTTACAACCTCTTGAGCCATCTTCAGTAGGTCTGGCCATTCCATTGCTACGAAACCGCCTGGTTTGCAGATTCTCAAAAACTCTTTGTACATAGGGTGAACGTATTGTCTACTGAGGTGTTCTATCACATGAACAGTTAGTATTTCGTCTACACAATTATCTGGCAGTGGGAATGGGCATGTTATGTCATGGATCATAACATTGGGATCATGTGCCATGTAGTCACCATCTACATTTAGATATCCGTCAAATAACCTACTACCGCACCCAAGATGCAATTTTACTTTTTGCCCACTGTTTATTAATTCATTTACTTTTTCATTAAGCATTTTTAGTTCCGAGCATATTGATAGACAAATATTTAATATATTTGGCAGTTTTTTTCCCGTCAGGAGAATGATCAGCAATTATCATTTTACGTTCACTAATTCGATCCATGTCTTGCCATTGAATATCACCTTCAGAGGTGCTTGACCAAGCAAAATTGCCCCATGTAAAATTTGGATATAGATATTCTATAGCAGTATGTGTAAACCTATAATAGTCTTTGGGGTATCCGTGATATTTCCAAACCCACGGAACTGCAATATATAATTTTCCGCCAGGCTTTACTAGCTCTGATATTTTTTCAGCCATGACCCAAGGATTCGGTACGTGTTCCATTACACTACAACATATCACAAGATCAAAATGATTTTTTGGTAAGGGATTTTCGGATGCAGTAAGATCACATACAACATCAACTTGTCCTTTATCTGGTTTGAATGGATCAATTGGCCCTGATTCTTCAATATCAGTACCTACGTATTCAATTCCCTGATTTTTAAAAAACTTTTTAAATCCAGTATCGTTGTATTTGCAACCTATCTCAAGTACAGGTCCATTTGCCGTTGGATACGTTGTTTTAATGTATATTAAATCATTTGGACTTCCCATATTACATTCCTAATTGATGTTTGACTTCTTCTATAAATCTTTTAGATAACACTCGTGCTGAATAGTTTTCTTCTACATAGTGTTGTCCAGCTGTAATCATCTCTAATACTTTTTCAGGATTTGCTCTAGCCCACTTGATACCTTCAATATAATCACCCTGCCAAGTGAATGGTTCAAAATCTAAATAACTGTGTAACGGTGTAGTAATAACAAAACGTCCAGATATTAAACTATCAATTAATCGATTTGCGCTTTTGGTATCAGTTCTAGGATTTTCTGTTTGCACTGGCATAAGGACAATGTCACAGGATTCTAATAACTGTCCTTGTCTTTCCCAAGTCCATATTTCTAAATTAATTTTATCAAGGTTGATACCAGTAACCGAACCTTTATCTTGCCGTTTTTTCATTTTGCTTAAGACTCTATCAGTTTTTGAACTAATCATAGAATACCGATAATCTATTATATCCTGTTCTAATCTCTGCCACACTTCAACAATGGGGAGAAATGCAAAACTAGATTGGCTTCCAAACCACAATAGTTCAAGTTGACTGTTGGGATTAAATTTAGGTTTTAAGATTGGTCGTTCATAAGGATCTGGCATTACAACATACTCACGACCAGTATGATGTTTAACACTTATGCCCATGTTTTCGCTGTTTACAGAAACTAGATCAGCCAGTTGACAGCAGGGTTCATATTCTTCTTTTTCTTCAAATTTATTATCACAAAGATCGTATATTGTTTTTGCACCAAGATCTTTGGCACGTTGCATACTACTAGGCTGGCTACGTTTTAAAAATATCACGATGGTGTTTGCATCAACCTCGCTCCAGTCGTTGGTTAAGATTTTAGCATCGTATCCTTGATTGAGCAATGCTTGACAGGTAACTTCACCGCGTAATCTATGACTAGCCCTTTTTGGCTTATATGCATCACTAAAGAATCTAATTTTTAATTTGTCCATTTGAGTATCCAATCTTTGTTAAATTGTTCTATTACTTGATAACCCCAACCTTCTAAAATTGCAATAGCGGGTTTTTCATCTATATCATTTTTATATTCATGTTTTTGTTGTTCAATAACCAATACAGGTTTGTTTATTTTAATAGTGTTCATTGCACCAGCAAGTATTTCTTCTTCAAACCCTTCAACATCAATTTTAATCATATCAACATTTATTAAATTAAAACTGTCTAATGTTTTTAAAGGAATTGTTCCAGTGCCTAATGATGTGGGATTGATATGACTATGTCCCGTATTACCTTTCACAATATTCATCTCAATGAACGATTCTTCTCTACCTAGTGCCATTTGATGCATAACATAATTAGATCCTTGCACATTCATTTTATAACATTCTATAAACTCTGCAACAGGTTCAAATGCAATAACATTTTCAAATGATTTAATTAAATCGCAAGACCACATGCCTACATTTGCACCAATATCAATACAAACTCTATGTTGTTCGCATGCATTGATTGCGGCGTCTCTAGCCCGCCATTGATATCTTGCGACTCCGTCATTTCTTACACTTTTATCAAGTAGTCTAGGAAAATGATCGTCATAATTGGGAAACCAAAAATTATGTGATTGTTTCATTGCCAGTAACTCTCTTCTCTTTTTATTTTTAAATCTAATGCTAAACTTTTGCCGTGTTCTTTTCTTTTACCTTTAAGATGATCTAGATACTTGCCTAAATCAGTATTGATAAACGGATGTCCTTCACCAGTAATCAAATCAGAACTCCAATCAAGTTCATTTAATTTCATAGTGTTTCTTACGGCATCAAAAACAAAACTGTCGTGCCACTCATCTAAAGTAAAGATACCGTTGTCAGCATCATCATAAAATTCTTGAAATCTTTTTAAAAAATTCTGTGTGTTCTTAGATTTTAAATTTAATGAATAAAATCCACATTCGCTAAACTTATCCTTGCGACCAAGAAAACAAATATCTTTATCTTCAGGAATAAATGCATCTAAAAACTCTATAGGCATTGCAGTGTGACAAAATATGTCAGCATCCATCCATATTAGTACATCTGCATCAGTTCTTTTTGCGGCTGCAAATATAGCATATACTTTATGACTAAATCTAATTGCGTCCCATTTGAATCCTTTCCCTACATCTTTTCTCTTGGACCTAACGGGATCACTAGTAACATCACCGTTGGCTTTGGGCTCATTGGCCCATTTGGTTTTAAACGCAACAAGCTCGGGACTTTCCTTTACTAGATCAAAATGCTCTACATTATTGGCTAGTTCAAAGGTACAATCTTCGGCATAGGCCATAAGTTGTATAGGCATGTTGATAGCAAAACTATTAATGAACCGCCTAGCGTATGCATCTAATCCGTTTTGATTAAATGTTGTGACTGCTGTGAATTTTCTCAAGGCTTACCTCTGTACAGTTAAATATGTAGTTATTTATGGACGACAAATGATCTTTGGTTTATTTAAACAACACGGTGCATTAAACTCTGTCCCAGTATTTTCAGCATTTGAACAGGGTATAACGCACTTAGGACATACTGCTCACGACAATGATTTAAATGCCGATGTGGCAGTTATATGGAGTGTGCTTTGGTACGGCAGAATGGCTAAAAACAAAGCAGTGTGGGATCATTTTACAAAACAAGGCAAACCCATAATAGTATTAGAAGTTGGTGCATTAAAAAGAAACACCACATGGAAAGTGGCAGTTGGTGGTATTAACAACGAAGCATACTTTGGGCATACTACTAATAACGATGACGTTCGATTAACCGCATTGGGTATTAGGATACAGGACTGGAAAGATACAAAAAATACTAATAGTATTATAATATGTGGACAGCATCAAGCAAGTCATCAATGGAGGAATATGCCCCCAGTTAGTGATTGGATTTCAAACACCATACAGGAAATAAGACAGCATACTGATAGACATATAAAAGTTAGATGTCATCCTCGTTACCCGTTTAATTTTAATAACACCAAAA